CAAAGTATAAGTGTTCAAGTCACATTTAGCTGTAGATGGCTTAGTAATCGCTCTAATTGTCCGAACCCTAAACACAAACAAGTAAATTATCTGTTTTTCACGCCTCTGGTAAATAGCGATCGCTAGTTTTTTTCTGAATTCTCCTTACTCACTTTTTGTCTTGATTGTCAATGCGTAAGTTCTAATTTAAATGCCTTTCGTGTTGTTTACGTTAAGAGTGATAAAACCATTAGTTATCCAGACAACACGATTGCAAGTCACATCAAAAGTATTATTGGTATCACTTTAGAAAATGTCGTTCAAGGCGGTCCCGTCAAAATAGCAACTCAAGGCTTAATTACAAATCCTGCCTGGAATTTTGATCCTAGCCTTGATCAACCATTGTTGCTTAATGCCAATGGTCTTTTTTCTCAACGTAACCCTACTACAGGGATTGAAAAGTTTATTGGTGAAGCGATCGCCTCTGATACTATCTTTCTTTATCAGTTCCCGCGAATTGCGTAATCCTTCTATAAGAGTGCATAAACTTACACAAACTACAAATTATATTCAAATGGTTGTCCTCCACCTGTAGGCGTTAAAATTACTTTTGTTGATTTGAGGTTTCCCACAGTCCAAGCATTAGGCATTGCCTGTGGTTGGGCAAATCCATTGATAAGGACGCTGACAAGTCCTTCTTGTATGCCTTGTATATTTTGTATCCTTCTTTCCAACGCTTTGTTAAGCAGGAGAGTACCGGGCTGCAAGTTGCCTGGTTTTAAGTAATCAGCGCAAGTGCTTTTTATATCGTTCGCTAGAAGTTCTGGATTTCTGCCAGAAACGAAGCTAGCAATGACTTCTAGCTTTATATCAAATAGATCAATAGAAGCAACGTTGACAAGTGCCATTGCAGCTTTGCGATTCAAGTAGTCTTGCAGCTGCGAAATTTGAGCGGTATTTAACTGACTCCCATCTGGATTCAAAGCAAATACAAAGACATAACCATTGGCGTAGGTAGTGCGATCGCCTTTCAACCTACCTATCGCCAACGACACAGATCCTAAGCCCAAAGAATCTTGTACCTCTGCCTCAAAATCTTCCTCTGAGATTAAAGTGTCGCGTCGTCTAATGGTTTGGTAAATTCTATACTTCCATTGCTCGTCCGTTTCCTGATCTTGCCCTCCTTTGGTAGGTTCGGTTAAAGCAACAGATAACAAGCGTGTTACTGTGGGGAAACTTGCAAAGGTATCAACAGGCAAATTTCCTTTTGTTCCTAAGTCTAGAGCAACAATATTTACTTCGCCATGATCAGTAAACGGAGAAATAGTCAGATCTACAACTGTTTCAAAAGTAACACCATTCAAAATCAACCGAAACCCTTTAGGCAGTAGAAAAGCTTCAGCATAAAGAGCGTCGAGTGTAAATTTTGCCAATCCAGTAGCGGGAAGTCCTTGTCTTTTATCAATCCCAAAAACAGAAATTCTCGACGCTTCAAGCGTTGAAGCTAAAGAGTTGACTTTACTTTGTACGCGCTCTCCAATATAAGCAACGCCTTCTAAAATGGCTGTTACTGGAGAGCCGGGGGTCGTATCTGTAAGTTTTCCAAGACTAGCAGCGATCGCTCGTTCTTGCCCAAGTGCGAGCAACTCTTCAATGGTCTTATTATCAATGGGCGGAGGATTAGACATTGATTGTGTTTATGAAGCTGTCCCCTGTACTTAATTCTACTTTTAAAGTAAGCTTCCCTTCTTTATAAAACACGATACTAATTTTTGTCTTGATATCTAAAAGCTGACTTGAAGTGATTCGTAACCGCTCAGCCAAGATCTCAGGGATAGGAAGGTTATACAAAACATCTAGAGGAATGCCAAACTCAGGAGACAATACCCGCTCTCCAGCAATTGTATTAAATAAATGCCGTGCTTTGGATAAAGCTAATTCTTCTGATAAGGTTAGTCTTATCCCACCATTGTCATAACTCAAAGGATAATAAAGGTCACTCATGGGAAGTAATCAAGTCCTAGAAGCTTTACCTAATTGTTACCGCCAACAAGACGAACAGCAAGAGATTGTCGATGCCCTCACATCAAAGATTGCAGAACTTTACGCACTCTGGGATGGATATTTAGACACTTATGAACGCGATCGCCTTGATCCTGCAACCTGTTTTGAATCTTGGCTTGACACTTTGGCAGAGTGGGCAGGATGGGGAGACTATTGGGATTCTTCCTGGTCAGTGGCAATTAAACGCAAGTTAATAAAGAATTCTGATTATATCTGGGCAAATCGCGGTAATCGTGAGATTTTACCTTATTTATTTGGTGTTTTTGGCTTAAATGCTCGACTTGAACCTGACACAGGATGGATGTTGGGAGTGGCGACACTTCCTGTGTCACTAGGAGGTGATCCGTTTTCCTATGTTATTCGTCTTCCTACAAGTTACGCAGTGGGGACGCCAGAATATACCCTAGTTAATAGGCTTGTTAAGAATTTTTTGCCCTGTTGGATCTCGTTGCAATATAAGTTTGTTTAACTATGGTCAGTGTCGCCAACATTGTCATCAATGCCCGAAACCTAACTGGTGCTGCTTTTGGAGGAGTGCAGACCGGCTTGGGAGGACTGCAAAGAACAGTTCAAGGATTAACGGGGAGATTAGGCGGCTTAAAGAGTGCGTTTGGGGGGTTGGCATCTTCAGCAGGTGATGCTAGCACTCGAAGTGCTCAATCAATGAATTTATTGAATGCTGGTATGTTACGGCTCGCCGCAGCTGTAGGACTAGTAACTCTTGCTTATTCAAAGCTTTCAAGCGTTGCTCAAACTGCTCTTGCTGAGCAACAGGAGCAGCTGACAAGTGCAATTGGGCTAGCGGGGCAATTTAACATTTCTATTGCCAAAGGAGAACAAATTTCTAGGGATATTGCAGTCTCAACAGCAACCTTGGGGAAGAACTTACCCGTATCTTCCCAAGACATTAACAAAATCAATAATGCGATCGCGGGGCAGGTTGCAACTGTAATTAAAAAACAAGGGGGAACTGCCGAGCAATACCAAAGAACACTATTAGGTTTATCTCCTAAGATTGCGATCGCTGGCGCAGGACGCCCAGCAGATGAAACAAGTGCAGCAATAACAGGATATTTATCAGGAAGTGTAGGTAAAGGAGGGATTGATAATTACAAATTCTTCTCTCAAAATGCAGCAATCCTAGAGAATATGAAGGATATTCTTGAAAAAGAATATAAAGGAAAAGATTTTACCAATTTAGAAACCGCGCAAAGATTAAAAATCTTAACGACTTCACTAGAAAAATTTCAAACACCTGCTGCTGTTGCAAGATTGCAACAGACGCCTCAAGCTCAAATATCTGCTTTTCAAGATAGTTTATTTGATTCTTATATTGGGTTATTTGGTATTCAACGAGATTTGAATACTAAAACAAAGGAAGTAGAAAGTGTTTATGCGAGTTTTGAGAAAACAATTAGCAAACTGCTAGGCGAGCGCGGATTATTCGCTCAACTGGGAAGAACTCTAGGACTTGCTAAGGTTGATCCACTTATAGGAGTACGCAACGCTATTGAAAGTTTCAATGGATATCTTGACTCAGTTACAAAGACTTTGAGTAGTATGAAGTCTTTAAGCCCACAACAGATTGGGGCTGGGATAGGAAAGTTTAGCGCTCAAGCCGTCAACGTTGTGCTGGACGGCATTTTAAAAGCGCTTGGCTCTGTTGATTACGGGGCTGTAGTCGGTGCAGTGGGCGCAGGAATTTTATCTTTCTTCGCGAATTTGGATTGGAAAGTTTATGCTGTCGGTGCTGCGGTTGCTTTAGGAGCGTTCTTATTGCCTGTTATTGCAGGTGCGTTGGCTGCTGTGGGAAGTGCGATACTAGGAGCGATTGTGGCTGCATTTGGGGGCTTGCCCGTGCTTATAATTGCGGCTATAGGTTTAGGAATTGCCGCACTGATAAAGCTTTTAACAGATAATTGGAAATCAATTCAAAATTATGGGGCTAGCTTAGGAAGAACTATACAAACTTGGTACACTAGCGTACAAAACGCGGTAAAGAACGTTTTTAATGCAGTAAAAGATGCTTTAATTTTCACTGTTCAGTTTTTGTTTGGGAGGGAAGCACCTAATCAGATCGCGGCTTTTACTAAAACAACAATTGATGGAATAGGAAAGCTTTTAGGTATTGTAGGCAGAGCAATTGCAGATGCTGTTGGTTTTGCTGTCAATCTCATTAAAACTCTTTTTGGAGGTATTGTAAGCGCTTTTAATGCCATATTTAAAGCTGCTTCAGATGCTGTCAATGGGGTTATAGATGCTATTAAAAGTCTTATTGCTGCTGTCATAACACCTTTACAAAATGCTGTGAATTCACTGGCTAAAAGCATTCCTAATTATGTACAAAATACAATCAATAGTGGAGGGTTAATCAATAACGCTGCTGTTAGAAATACTGCTGTTAGCACGGTAACAGGAGGCTTAGGAGGATTTGTTTCGTCTATAGCCGGGAATGCTATTGCTAACTTATTGCCCAAATACGGAGGACAAATCCCTACAGCAGCAAGCGGATTTTTGGAGGCAGTGGCGACTGAGTCTAGAAATGCTCCATCAGGTGCAGGGCTAGTACTTGCAAATTCTAGTGAGTATATTCTGACTCCTACACAAATGAGTAATCTAGTAAATGGTTTGTCTACCAGCGGACGAACTGTAAATATCAGTTTCGGAGCAGGGGCGATCGCACTTAATTTACCAGCCGGAACACCTCAAGAGATTGCATTGCAAGCGATCACAATCATTGAACAGAGGTTAGCTCAAGAGCTAGAAGCTAGATTATAAGCTCGACTTTACCGATAAACTACTGATGGGGGTTTTTAATTTTTGTAGTTCTAATGCTTACAAAACTGCGTCTGGAACGATTTAAAAATTTCAAAGATGCCGAACTCATTCTCGGTGCCTTGACTCTTTTAGTAGGGACAAATGCCTCTGGAAAAAGCAATATTCGGGATGCCTTTCGCTTTCTTCATGGCATTTCTCGTAATTACAACCTAGCTGAAATTTTTGGTGAAAAATGGATTGAAGGGGGCGTTCTCCAATGGCGGGGTATTCGTGGCGGAACGCGAGAAGTCACTTTTATCAATGAATCCACTTTTGCACTAGCAGTTTCATTTACCTTGGTAAAAAATGATTCTGAACAAGAAGCAACTTATCGGATTGAAGTGAATCCTGGTACCAGCGGTAAAGCCCCTACTGTTATTGCCGAAAGTCTCACAATTACAGGGCAAGCTGATAGCGTTTTTGAAGCACAATCTCATCAGGAGTCAGGGCAGAATAATTTCTCTGTGAAAGTAGGGGGTGTAACTCCTTTTGAGCCAATTTTATCTTATACCAATAATCGCCCTGTACTTTCACAAATTGCAGCGGCAATTCCATCACCATTGGTAAGAGAAACAGCCCTAGCTGCAATGTCCGCCCTAAGTTCAATGCGGTTTTTAGATTTAAGCCCAGATGCCATGCGACTACCTTCCTTGCCAGGACAAACAGTCTTGGGAGACAGGGGTGAAAACCTATCTTCTGTATTGCAAGAAATTTGTGAAAACCCTGAAAGTAAACAAGCACTTCTCCAATGGGTACAAGAACTAACCCCAATGGATGCTAAAGATTTTGAGTTTCCTGCTGATTTTACTGGAAAAATATTGCTTCAATTAATTGAAGAAAATGGTCAAAAAACATCTGCTATTAGTGCATCAGATGGGACGTTACGTTTTCTTGCAATGATAGCTGCTTTACTAGGACAAGAACCAGCAAGATTCTATTTTTTTGAAGAACTGGACAACGGCATTCACCCCACCCGCTTACACTTACTTCTTCAACTTATTGAGCGCAAAGTTTCTCAAGGAACAATCCAAATTGTAGCAACCACTCATTCACCACAGTTGCTCAGACTTTTAAGTCCGCAATCATTAGAATATGCCTCATTAACCTATCGCTTTTGGGATAAACCTGATGCACATATAAAACGCATTGTTGACATTCCAGAAGCACGACGTGTTATCAATGAACAAGACTTGGCACGCCTCCATGAATCTGGATGGTTGGAAGATGCAGTGGAATTTCTGGAGGACGAGGAAACAAACGGATGAATATACTTGTGATTCCAGAAGATTTTCGTAAAGACCAATACATGCTTAAGCCGATAATTACGGCGATGATGGAAGCACTAGGAAAACCGAAAACCAAGGTCAGAGTTTGTCAAGACCCACTTTTAGGAGGTATCAGTGAAGCTCTCAAATGGGAACGGATTTCAGAAATTATTGAGCGTTACAAAGGTATGGTTAACCTGTTCCTACTTTGCGTAGACCGGGATGGAAAAGAAGGAAGAAGGGGAGTGCTTGACAAAATTGAGCAACAAGCAGCAAATATTTTAACTGGTGGTAGGTTATTTTTAGCAGAAAACGCTTGGCAGGAAATTGAGGTTTGGGTTTTAGCTGGTTATGATTTACCTGCTGATTGGAATTGGCAATTCATCCGCAATGAAATTAATCCTAAAGAAACTTACTTTCTTCCTTTTGCTGCACAACTACATGTTCTAGATGCTCCTGGTGAAGGACGAAAGTTATTAGCCCAAGAAGCAGCGCGACGATACAGCCGAATTCGCCAACTCTGTCCCGAAGATATAGCTGTTCTCGAAAACCGAATTAACTCCTACATAGCAGAATAAAGCATGAGCAGACCATTACATAGCAATGGGGTGCGATCGCCTAAGAAAAGTTCGTAATAGCAGCGATTTGGAACAAGCAGCGGTAACCGTTTTGAAACATTTGGGAGAGGTAAAGCGTCCATACCTTTTTACTTATTAATGTATAAAATTATAGTGTGCTAAGCTAGACTTGTAAACGGCAATAATTAATTAAAAGTAAAACAAGCATGGAGTCTTTGAGGTATTGAGGTCAAAGATTGCCTAAAGTCGATACTGCTTAGTTTGGTAATTGATGAATCAAATTGGGGAAGCATCTGCCTAGTAAATTTGAGGGAACTTTTATGGAACCAGTAGGACTAACAGCTACAGCGATCGCAACTTTGATTATCACTAAAGCCTTTGGAAAAGCTGGGGAAAAGTTAGGCGATTGGACTTTGGACAAAAATCCTCCTGATATCCTTCTGTCTGTAAGTCAGCAACTTCTTGATTGGTACTAGGAATTCGCGGATCAACAGCAGTCATGAGATACCCGTCAGTCCTGTCAGTGCCGAGCGATCACTCACCGCCAGGAACAAAGACTTTATACTTAAAACTAAACCAATAAAATGCTCTATGGTCAATCAATCAGTTCTTGTGACTCTTCCTCAAGCACAAAACTTGCAGGGGACTTTCTCTGTTATCAGTAGGCTTGATGCAAAAGCTGCATGGAGTTTTTTAGTCCAACCTGTAGAGATTTCATACGAGCGCAACTCTAATTATTCATTTTCTAATAGCATTGGCACATTGCCGTCACTTCAATACGGCAACACGGAAGGGTGGACGTGTACTATTAACAACCTTCCTTTGAGTACTTTCTGGCAAGGGCGATCGCTTTCCTCTTACATTGACGCTCTTGCAAGTCTTCAACATCCTGACGCTGATAATTTTTCTCCTCCTGTACTTGCTTTCATTTGGGGTCAACGTCGTTTCTCTCCGTGTGTTATGACTCGCTTTTCTAAGACAGAAAAACTTTGGTTTCCTAGTGGTGACTTGGCGGAGTGCGCGATCTCTTTTACCCTTATTGAAGTTCCAGAAGGTCAAGTAGTAAGTGTGTAAAGTAAAACAATCTTATTGAGCAGATTTTTTACTGCTAAAGATGTTGTAAGTTGAAGTTGATTTACAACATCTTTAGCAGTAAAAAGCAAACTAAAAATAAGACTGCTTAACTTTAAGCAGTCTATTTTCTATATTTAGCATTTTCAATAGAGCGTTGGACTTCGTCTGCATACCACTTGCAAGTATCTATCATTTCCAAAATTGTTGCAAGTGGTATGTGTTGCCATTGTTCATAGTTAGCAAAACTTCTGTTATTCAAAACAAAGATAATTTTGAGCCACTCGCTATCAGGTACGTTTAGTAAACCTAATATTGGGTTGAAAAAATTGCTGAAACGCTTGCCCTAAAATAATAACAGCTTCGTCTTTGCTTTCGTGTAATAGCTCTAGCATAGTCATTCCTTCTGCGTCACCCCACTTAACAATCATCAAAGAGAGGATTTTTTCTAAAGCATTCTCTTCATTCTCGTTGGGCATAAAGGCGCGATCGCGCCTTGTAAGAGGACGCAACATAACATCTACAGTCGTATCCCCATCTGGGATATTGTAAAATATATAACGTTTATCTGGAAGGATTTCGTATTGCACATCAGCGTTAATTGTCATTGCATTGTCCTCTAATTATTATGTCGTCCTCAACCCACTATAAGAAATTTCCAAGCTGACTTCTGCGGGAGAGTTGCTGGATTTATCAAATGAGCCGTACTGCAAGCGAAGCAGTCTTACGCCCGTTAAAATAGTCGTTATTTGTCCTATTTGGTGCGTTGCTGTTAAGGTTCCGTCTTTTGCTTTGGAGCTATCGTATAAAGTTTTAAGCTTTTGAAACTGTGCTTTGCTGAGAATTCCGGTAATAGTCAAGTTATCGTATTCAGTCTGACCGATCAAGCTTGCCATTTTCCCGGTGTTGGGATCGTAGTATTTATCCCCGACAACAGGAGATTCTACAATATCACCGCCTGTGTTAAAAATGTACTGCAAGCCTTGTATTTCCAGCTTGCCGTCACTTTTAGGGATTGCCTGATAAAGCTCTGCCATAGTCTACGCTGCTTGTACTGAAGGAATAATGTCAACGTTGATGAGTTGGATTTCAATTTGCTCCAGAGTATCAACAAACCGAGCATAAATCTTGATCTGTACACGTCTGAGGTTTGGGATACTAGAATCACTTGGAACATCAAGTTCAACGACTCTATAAGCTTCCTCCGGTGTCGTTCCAGATAACCCGCCATTAACATAAGCTTGCTGCAAAAGAGATACAGCAATTCTAATGACTTCGCGCCGTGTGTACCCTTGAGGATCGCTCGATTCAAACAAAAGAGGAGTGAGCGATTCTTGTAATTGACGGTTGAGCAAAGATATAGCTACTCTGGAATTGATTTGGCTAAATTTAGTATCTGTTGCTAGTGTTCGTGCCCCCCAAAAACACAAGCCAACTTTAGGGATTTTTTGAATAACATTAATCCCTTTATCTCTAAGCTCGGTGAAATCAGTTTCTGATGTCACATATCCGCTAACTAATTTAATCCCTTTGATAGGGTATTGTGCGCCTCCTGGAGGAGAATAAGCAGAATCTTCTTTAAATCGCCGTAGAGCGATCGCAGCCGCTGCCACGTTTATGGGAACTTGTTTATCATCGGCATCTATCCCCATACCATAGTACAAAGCACTATGCCCTAACTGCGAAGCGTATAATTCACGCTCTGCTAAAGCTTCTGCCTTAGTATCTGTTGCTGTTGCTGTGTTAGTAAAATGCAGCCATCCTGTTTTTTGAGCTAAAGATTCAGCCCCAGAGTAAATTGCTGTCCTGTCTGCTTGTGTTGTATAGCTGCTGATTTCAGGAATTATAAGAATTCCCAAATCAAGTTCTCTTTGGTTTGTAAGTAATGTCAAAACATGTAGAATATGTCCTTTATCTGTTGGATTAGCGCTGATGGCAGGATCGTTTGCTGCTACGAATAGCAATTTCCCTTCTGGGTAATTATTAAAAAAAAGTTTGACAGATTGAGTGACAATTTCCGCTGCACCTGTGTACTTGGTTGCGAAATCTGCCGCGTCTTTAATTGCAACAGGAATATTTTGATTTGTCGCAACAGTTGCTGTGGCAATCCCTACCATGTAAGTAATTTGTATTCCTGCTGTGATCGTGGTAGGGCTAGCTAGGGCACTTTCGGTGATACTAATCCCGATTACAGTAGTTGTCATTTTAAATATCTGGTGGAATTTGTGTAACTAATATTGCGTCTAATTGAGAGAGAGTTTCACTGGCGAAGAGTTGCACGTTTTCTACTTGAGTATCGTCATCAGGATAAGGTATGGGATACACAAGTGCTTTAATACACTGAAACCTTAATTCTGCCTCCCATTGACCACCGCTGGGTTCAAGCAGATCATAAGATTGCAACCACAGCGATCGCCCACAACCGGCAAAAGGAGTAAAGCCAAGTAAAAGCTGAATTATTTTGTCTGCCACAAATTCAACGACATTCACCTCAGTATCATCATCTTGATAGCGCTTTGGCAGCACTAAGCGAATAACAACAAGTATTGTCACCTCTTGTATTCCTTCTTGTGACGGTTGAGTACCAGTTACTTGAGGAACCATAACTGATATTCCTCCACTTTCGCTTGAGCTATAAGCTCCAGCTTCTTTTGGAAGTGCAGCCACTAATAGCCCTGAATTCTCCAAGATGTCTCTTAGGGGCTGGAGTCTGGTGGATATACTTAGGTCTATTTCACTCAGATCAAGCATTTAACAACTTCTGGTAATACCTGTCAAAAATTGCCTCTATTTCTCGTAAATCGCGATCACTGAATCCTAGGAATTCGCGTTTAGGAATGTTTTTTGATGGCGCTCCTTTTTGATGTATAGGGGCTTTTCTGTCTGGATTTTCAATGACGGCACTTTGGTCAGAGATAACTTGATAGCGGGTGGCATTTACCATTGCTCCTGTTTCTCTCAAAATTGTGTTTGTTTTTTTTTGGGCTAGTGTTTTTGGTGATAAAGCTGCCCACGGGTTCCCGTCCGGCGATCGCTCCTTAATAAAATTCATAGAAGTACTGCGAACTTGATAAGCTGCTGCTTCTCCTAGAGGGACTTTTAAGTTAGGGTTTAACCCCTTTTTTACAAGTTCTAGGACTTGTTGAACATCAATTGTTGCTGTGACTTCCACTGCGACTCCTGTAAGAGACTTCAAGTGTGACTTTTTCACCTATTGCTGGCTGATCTCCATCTACCAAAATGGGTGAAACAGAACTTTGAGCCAAAGATTTTATAGTGGCAATACAAGCACGTCCTCTTATCTCCCCACTTCCACTGTCTCCTGGCTGCAATTCCTTGGGAAAGCGCAGGTTGCCACTGACAACTATTCCCGTATAACTTTCTATCAATTGGTTTTCGTCCTGGTGCGGTGTTTGATTGCCGCCTCCTGCTGGTCTTAGATAAAAAGTTATCTCAATCTCTTGCCCCTCTGTTACTCTGTGTCCTCTTGGATTCACGGCATTGAATTGCTCTGTTGGTGCTCTAAATACAAAAGTTGCGTGCTGAAAAACTTCTGGATCACTAAATGGAGAATCTGAGTTAACGCTCATCTTTTCTTGGCAGTAGTGGACGATGGTGTCTCTGGTGGTGTTTCTGGTGGTATCTCTGGAGGGCTGGAAGACTCATCCATTACCTTGAGTGCTCCCCACTCTAATCGCTGGGCGATCGCCACTTCTTTTTTAAGTTCTTCCCATTTTTCTGAATCAACTTCTGTAATCTGATTGGGTACAAACCTATAATCACCAATTGTTACAGCATTGTTACGTGGACGTGGTTTTTCTAGTTGTGCTAGATATAAGATTCTTTTTACAGGCATTGGATTGTCTCCTGAAAGTGCGCGTAATTTTATGCGGTCTTGGACGATACTTGTTTAAGCGGCAATTGCTTGGTTGTTGAACTTCGGTATATCAATATATCGAACGCAGTAAGGTTGCCGAAATTGTACTTCTGTCGTCCCTGCATATCCTGTGAGCCTATAAGTAATGCCATCGTCTCCTAACATTGGCTCTGTCCGGTCTGTGGCGTAGAACTTGCGTCGTAGGACTTTAGGATCTCGCTCTAGAAGAACAAGCCGATCCTTGTTAGTTCCAGCTGCATGAACGCTGAATTGTTCCAGATAATTGCTGCTGAGTTCGTTGAGTTCGGTAACAGTTCCAACTTTTTGCCCTTTTTGCGGGTTGGTTAATAATTCAAAAGGGTTTCCATCGTTATTAGTTGTAAACCGTCCCAGCAATCTGTCATAAAAGTCTGTTGGAACAAAAAGGTCTGTTGCGCTGGCGGTAAGTAAAGATTCTTTTCTAAAACGCTTTAACAATCCTCTTATCCAGTTATATAAGGCATCAGGAGGATAAGTGTAAACATCATTTGTCTCTGTAATGAGTTCAACATTTGTAGAGTTGAGCATCCCATCCATATCATAGGTCGCATCCCCAAAAGCAACGATCTCGTGTAACCTTTGAGTGATGCCTCTATTGAGAGCTTCCATCTTCAAAGATACGAAATCGCGGTCTGGCAAAAGCGCGTTAAGTTTAGCCTCTTCTGCTGCGGCAATATCAAAAATATTCCATTCTGCCGCCAAAATCACGATGACAGCGCGATACTCATCCGCAGTAATGCCAAAATCAGCTAACTGTATATCCGTTGCCTTGCCATCATAGATGGTTGCTTTACCTACAGTGTCAATCCTGCCACTGATAAATTTTTTGGTTCCTAAGCGCAAGTCTCCAGTACTAGGAATATACTGCCCAGTTGCCGCCCAATATTCTGGATACGTAGTCTCGTAGAATTCTTCATCGTACTCGGCAAGCTCCTCTACAAGAAACTTCCCAGCGCCAATAGTGTCAGCCATCTATACCCCCGTTAGAAGCCACCAATATTAATTTTTACTAATCCAGCACTTGTCGTTTTACTGATAAATCTTGCTTTTGCAAAAGCAACAGTATTTGCCCCGTCTGCTGTTTTTCGGAACCTTCCGACAATATTATTTGGTACTGTACCTGCAACTTTACGAACAAACACAGAATCACCGTCATTGACTGCCTCTTCTGTGTATACCCAAATATCACCAAAGGTAAGAACACCAACTGGGCTTTTACCTGGATAGCCAGGGCGATCAGTATTATCAAGAAAAACGGTTCGGAAATCTTGTCCGTGTTGGTCGTTTAAAAATAAAACTCCGTAGATGGCGGTAGTACTTGTGTCTGGAAGTACTATCTGACCGCCGCTTTTAAGCTCTACGCCGCTTCCAAAAGCGATGACACTATCGGTTGGGTTGTATAGCTCTTGAGATGCCCCACGAATGACATGTGTAGCTTCAGTTGCCAACATCCCTTCAAATGCAGGAGGCTGAAAGTATTGAACACTTGTTTGTGACATTGCATTGTCCCCTAAAATTTTGGCAGCCTTCTAACATTAATGATTCGTTGGCAGCACAGATCAACCAGAAACAAGGCTGCCAAAATTTTTACGTGTAAGATCCTCATATTTATGCACTCCTGCCGTTTTTCATGTCGTCATCGTCGCCGTTGCCACCCTTCCAATTGTTCTCTACTTTTTTTTGGAATCGGGTACGAGCATCTTCTTTTTTCCTTCCGGTGTCCGTATGTGTAGGAACAGCACTGTTAAGAAAAGATAGCTGTCTATCGATGCGGCTGAAGGCATCTTGGCGTTCACGTAGTGTGTTGGAGGCATCGCCTTCAGACAATTGAGGTTTAAGCACTTTCCACAAACTATCTATGTATCGTTTTCCTGTATCAGTGCTTAAATCTGCATCAGCTACATCAGTTTTTAAGTCTGGGTGCTTGGAAACCAGGTATAAAGCTTTGATCTCAGTTGGAGACAAACTGTAGTCTGGTTCATACTTTGCATTATCTTGACGTAACTGAGGCAGAGCTAGCATCCAAGTCTCAATAGAGTCCTTGCGATCCAGCGCGATTCCTTCGGAAAGCTTCGCTAACGCATCTCCGGTTCCTGCGCTCGACTTTTCCCATGCCTCAACTTTGACTTTATAACCAGATACCTCACCCTTGAGATCTGCATTCTCTTTTGTGAGTGCATCTATGCGTGCTTGTAAGTTTGTATTTTCAGTTTTCACTGTAGCTAGTTCCACTGCCTGAGAATCTGCTCTTTGCTTCAAGGCGACTGTAGCAGTGAATAGATCCTCGTCCTCTATCTCATAGCCCACACTGTCGAGTACTAGTGTTTTCATTCGCTTTTTGTTGTCTTGTCTGGATTTTGCAAAACTAACAATTGTTTTGTCTGCATTATTTCCGTATTGTATCGCCCCTTGCTCTGTTTTCTCCTCAGCTTCTACTTGTTCCATTTCAAAATCTTCACTGACACAAACATCTGTAGAGTCAATTCTCAATCTGATGGCAAAACCACCACGACCTTCACCAGGTTGCAAAGGAGCAGCTAAGTGGTCATATCGTCGTCCGATTTGCTCATATCTACCGTCTGGCATTAATCGTGCTTCTTGTATCCAATAGCCAGGAGATACCTCTAAATGCTCCTTGCGTTCTATAGCCTTGGACAATACCCTGGTTGCTCTTCCATCTTGCAAAGCAATAGGAATAAGTAAAGTATTGTCTTCTCTGATGAATTCTTGTAAAGTTGAACCCACCAGCAAACCCTCTTTGTTATTTTCAAACATCCCTGATGTTGGGTGCTTAAGAAGAACTGGTAGTCCATAAGCAGTTTCCAAAGAATCGGGATGAAATAACTCTTCTTCGGTAATGTACTCTATTCGCTGCTTTGTCCCACTTTTGGTATCAAATTGTAAATATTTAAGCTCTCTACCAGCTTCTCCAAAAGCTGCAAATAGTCGATAAATCCCTGTGGGTGTTTTTTCCCATCTCAGCTTTACTCGTCCATCTATCCGTAGCATAGGAAATAGTATTAAACTTCTACCATGATCCTAGAGTGAGTAAAGTTATGCAATCTTACGATGCAGAAACTTTAGTTAATGACAGTGTTGCCTTGATGAGAACCTTTAGTGCGATCGCTAACCCATTTACCGGAATAGGAAACACTAGAGACAAAACAACACAAATAAGTGTCAACACCAATCCTAGACGATTAAATAGAGCAGAATTGGCAGCTTTATCCGAAATTGGAGTAACTGCAAGATCAGTACATCTTTATCCGGAAGACGCAGGGCAGGCTTGGTGCAAAATCGATCTCGGATCAGGTGATGATGACCCACAAGACATTCTTGAATACTGGCGTGATTTGCGAAACGGCAAAGGGGGTATGTCTGTTAGAGATGCTTTTGTACTTGCCGCTGCTTTAGGCAGGCAAGACGGTGATGGGTTTGTGGTTTTGGGTGTTGCGGATGGCAAAGATAGCTGGGAGCCAATAGACAGAGGCAATATTAAATCTGTCGAATGGGTAAAAGTTATGTCTGTCTACGAAATGCGTCCTTATCAATGGCACACAAATCCATTAAATCCAGAGCATTATCGTACGACAGACGCCAATGGTAAAGAAGTTCTTTGGCATCGCGATCGCGTGTATCGCTTTCATGGTGTCAAACTTTTACAAGAAGGTCTAAGGCGTAACAATGGTTTGAATTTATCTGTGATCCAAGCAATGTTTAATAGCTGGAGTCGGCGTGAGCAATCCTTGCAGTCTGCAATGCTGATGATCATTAATCATCAACTTAGGACATTGGGTATGAAAGGATTAAGCCAGTTATTGAAAAACGACAAAGCATTAGGGCAAGGAGAAGAAGCACTTTTAAAACGTTTGCTTGCTTTAGATATGGGTACAAGTGCAAGCCGCACTCTCCTGCATGATATGGATGACGAGACTATTGAAAATCTTAATATCAATTACGGTGGTGTAGATAAAATTGTTGAGAAAGTCGATGATGCTTGGATCGCTGATAGTGACATGCCAAGGGTAATGCTACTCAATACCATTGGCACAACAGGATTGACTTCTGGTGAGTCGTACCAAATGGCAATGTATGATTGGGCTTTTCGAGTACAAGGATGGGCTGACATCAAGTGGAAATCCCATTTGGAACACCTTACTGAAATAACACTATTAGCAGAAGATAGCCCCATTGGAATTGATGATGTTGACGGCTGGAGCATTACAATTCCACTAAATTTAAAACTTACTCCACTGCAACAAATGGATCTTGAGAATAAAGCTGCTGAGCGATCGCAAAAACTCGTTGCAATGGGAGCTATCAAGCCCATTGAAGTTAGAAAGGGCTACAGAGGTACTGATTTTAATATCGGCATCGTTTTAGACGACGATGATGATGTTGAGGGCACGGGAGAGGCGGAAGAAGATGATACAGGAGAACTAAATGAACAGCTAGAAGCGCTTAAAAAGGACACTTTATACAATGACAGTCTCTATAATGTCTGGTTCAGAGGACGTAATACGCCTTATGTAGTAGAAGCTGCTACACGCTCTGAAGCGATCGCTAAGGCGAGGAGAGATAAACCCGCTGGATGGGATCAACTTGTTGTGTCTGCTCGTCCACTCAAAGGTAAATCGCTCAAACAAGCTCAAAAAGGACAATGGGTACGTGAGCGGTCAACTGGGAAAGAGACGGGAGGCTCATTTAAGTACCGTCCACAACTTAAAGAAAAAGCTAAAAACGTACTAAGTCCTAGTCAACGTGGCGATAGCTTAATACAAGTACCCCCAAATGTTGTGAAAACTGTTAAAGCTGCGTTGGCTTTAGTTGAATCAACAAACGAAAGTGTTGAGCAACCATTTATAGACGCAGCGAGGATCTTAGCCTCTGGTTTTATCTCAGATGTTGATTTAGAAACTGTTTTAAAACTTCTTCCGGATGACAAACAGTTTTGATAAGTAGATTATTTAGTCATACGTATCAAAACTGTGTCAAAATTTACTTAACTGACAGCGTTTTCTCCAGCACTGTTTTTGCTTCCTGGGCAGGGGTGTGCTTAGGAAATACCCGCAGCAAATCCTTCAGATATTGAATGGCATCTCGGATCTCGGTTTGAGAAGCAGTCTGCTGGAGTGCGGTCTGATAGAACTCTTTGGCGGTAGGGAGGTTGCCCGCAATGAGGTGATAGAGCGCCAGGTTCAAGATGTTTCGGCAATCCTCTGGCTTTTGAGTATATTTCTGTTGGGCAAGGTAGATGGCAGTGTCCAGGTCGGCTTTAGCAAGGTCAGGCTGTGGTCGGACGAGGTAGATAAGGGCACGAAGGTATCGATAGCAATCATATTTGGGGTTAAGTTCAATGGCGCGATTGGAGTCTTGCAACGCTTCCTCGTAGCGTTCCATTAAGCCATAGGTATAACCACGACTTGCAATCGCCCACTCATATTTGGGGTCAAGTTCAATGGCGCGATTAAAGTCTTGCAACGCTTCCTCGTAGCGCTCCATCAAGCGGTAACTTTCGCCACAACGAAAGAAAACTTGAGAACTAATTAGATGTGGATGGGTGTCGATCCTGCGTTGAGCAAGAGACTCCCTCACTAAGTCATGCATAAACCGATAGCGACCTCCAACACGTTGGAGCAATAGCCGCTCTGTAGCATAATTTAGAAAGCGAGCATAGTCCAAAGGAATCGATCTAGTACAACACAAAGACAAACGCACCATAAAATGATCAATGCAAACCTTCCCTCCTCCTAGCCCAAGCCATAGCAGCAGGGCTATACACAAAGAAGATAACAGACTGTAGTAAAAAGAAGATGGAGAAATGAACGGCTTTCCGCCTAAATGCCTTACAAACCCCACCGCTAAGGTATACATTCATCCGCTCGATATTGATTTGGTCGCGTCCCCGGTTGCTATACCGTCGCTTATTCCGTTGTCCCATGCCTACAACCCACCAATTTTGGGATTGCCTTCAATTTTTTCAATATTGATTTGGTCGCGCCCATAGTTTTTATATAGAACTTACGCATTGACAGAACATTGATACTATGCAGTTAAGTTCAACTTCTGTGTTAGGTGTTCTAAAATAAAATCACGAGCCACTTGAAGAGATAAATTTCTTTGGAGTTCATACCAATTT